CGACATCGCGACCCTGAAGAAGACGCTTCAGCAGACGATTTTGGGCGTGACGCTGGCCGCGGCCGCCCAGCGCCTGCCGCTGCGCACCGCCCTGATCCAGCACCGGATCGCGGCCAACACCGACATTAAGTTCGGCTTCACCGATCGCAGGTCCGCCAAATGGCCGGCCCGGCGCTACGTCCGCACGATCTGGCGACACGATCTGATCGCCCTCTACAACGACGTGGTGCTGATGACCCTGGCGAACGCCGGCGTCGACACCGCCGAGGTGCGCCACACCGACACGAGCTCCGACATGCACGGGCTCAAGATCTCCATCGTCGACAATACCGATCTGCCGACGCTCGCCGATATCCGCGACGAGGCCTTTCACCCGAACGCCGAAGCGATCCTGGCGAGGTATGCCTGATGTTCCGCCCCAACACGACCGGCATGCTTACCGCCCGGCTCGGCACCAACATTTACGGCGAGCGGACCTATCGCCTGCCGGTCAAGGTGCCCTGCGCGATCGTCACGGATCTGTCCAGCATTGGCAAATCGCCGGTGCGTTCCGACTCGTCGGCGAGCCGCGGCGCGGCCGAGGAAACCACCTCGGTCGCCAAGCTGCTGTTTCCAGCCAACGTCACGATCGGCAAGGACGACACCTTCCAGATCGCGGGAATGTCGCTGCGCGTGATCGCGGTCCAGCAGCGCTTCTCGGTATTCGGCGTGCTCGACCACCTGGAGGTCGATTTCGACGTCGCGCCATGAAAGCAAAAATGAAGGTCTACGGCTGCGAGGAGCTCGCAGCCCTCATGAGCCAGCTCGCCGGCCGCGTGCCGAAGCAGGGTCGCAAGATTCTGGAGCGCGGCGCCGAAAAGATCGTCAAGGAAGCGCAGCTCAACGCACCGGTCGACAAGCATAACCTCGAGGACGCCATCCACATGGAGAAGCGCTACGAGGGCCGCGGCCGCATGGCCGTCGATATCGTCGTGGGCGGCGAGGTGCGCGGCGTCGACGTCGACCAATACGCCATGCTGATCCACGAAAACTATCGGGGCATGAACCCCGGCAAGGGGACACTTGCCAAGCAAGCGGCCAATCCCGGACGCATCGTAGGTGAGAAGTTCCTCGAGCGCGCCGTTGACGACCAGATGCCCAAGATCATCGCGCAAATGAGCGCGGCCATCATCCGTGAACTGGCGGTGCTGAAATGAGACTAGAACTCCTCGCCCAGGTGCTTCAGGACGCCGGCATCGGCATGATCGGCACCGACATCTACGTCCATTCGATGCCCGCCGACGTCGAGACTGGCGTCATGCTGCGTAATCCGCTGGCCGGCACCAAGGTCGATCCGGGCCTGCCTGGCTACTACCGCAGTCGCCTGCAGGCGATCGTGCGCGCGCAGGCTCATGCCGACGGCGACCAGCTCGCCGACCGCGTCGCCAAGGCGCTGGAGATGGGCAAGCGCCTCTTCAACGACACCGACGGCAAGCTCCTGATGCAGGTCAACTACATCTACCTCGATCAATTGCCCATCGTTTACCCCTGGACGCCGGCGAACGTCCTGGAGTGGTCGCTCAACTTCGTCACCTCCTACGTTCAGCCCCGATAAGGAACAGCAATGCCCTCCGACCTGATTTGCCTTGAAGCCGAGAACATGATCATCGAGCAGGAGGTTTCCTCCGTGCCAGTCTACCGCGCCAAATACCAGAAGCCGACCTGGCCGGCTGGCGATTCCGGCGCCACGATCGGCATCGGCGTCGACCTCGGCTACACTACCCATGCCGATCTCGAGCACGATTGGGGTCCGTATCTGCCGGCCTCGATGATTGCGACCCTGCACCAGGCGGTCGGCATCAAGGGTGAGCGCGCCCATACGCTGGTTCGCTCCGGCGTGCTGGCCGGCGTCGTCGTGTCCTGGGAAGCGGCGATCGCGGAATTCGAGCAGGTCGAGATCCCGACCTGGGTCCGCAAGACCAACAAGACCTATCCGGGCCTGGAAAAGCTCGGCCCCTATTGCGAGGGCGCGCTGGTCTCGCTCTGCTTCAACCGCGGCACCCAGCTCATCGACGCGCCCGGCTCCAACCGCCGGCTCGAGATGCGCCAGATCAAGGAGGCGATCGTGGCCGGCCATCCCGAGAAGGTGCCGCACCTGATCCGCCAGATGAAGCGACTCTGGACCAACGGCCTGGTCAAGCGGCGCGAAGTTGAGGCTCAGCTCTTTGAGAAGGGCCTGGCTCAGCTTCAGGCGCAATAATATAAGTCAGGACTGACTTGTAAGCGAAACAAAATGACCGTAGAATAAAGGCCATCAGTTTCTACGGTCATTTTGAAGGGATCGAATCCATGCCGTCGAATACCCAGAACGTCAAGCTCGGCGTCTGCCAGATCACTTTTGGCGGCATCGACCTGGGCTACACCCAGGGCGGTGTCGAAGTCACCGTCGCCACGACCACCAAGAAGGTCATGGTCGACCAGTTCGGCCAGTCCGAGATCAACGAGTTCATCATGGGCCGCACCTGCTCGGCCAAGGTTCCGTTGGCGGAGACGACCCTTGACAACCTCGTCACCATCATGCCCGGCGCGACCAAGGTTGCGACCGGCGGCACCAAGGCCAGCGGCACGATCACGCTTCTGACCGCGGTTCCGGTCGACGGCGACAAGGTCACGATCAACGGCAAGGACTTCATCTTCAAGACGGCGCCTGTCGCCGGCAACGAAGTTGCGATCGGCGCGACGTTCTCCACCTCGGCGGCGAACCTTGCGGCCGCGATCAACGCCTCGATCGACGACCGCGTCGTCAACCTGTCGGCCTCCGTCGCGGCCGGCGTCATCACGCTGACCGCGGACACGGTCGGCATCTGGGCCAACGCCTACACGCTCGCCAAGAACTTCGTCACCACGGCGAACTGCACGGTGTCCGGCGCGACCCTGACCGGCGGCGTGAACGCGACCAAGGTCCGCGTCGACGTCCCGAACGGCATCGGTATCTCGCTGCTCGCAACGGCCAAGACGCTGGTGCTGCATCCGATCGCGAACGACGACGAAGATCACTCGGACGACTTCGTCATCCCGCTGGCCAACACCGCCGGCGCGATGCAGTTCTCGTTCAAGGTGGACCAGGAGCGTCTGTTCCCGGTCGACTTCAACGCCTACCCGGACAGCGTCACCAAGCGCCTGTTCTACGTCGGCGACGGTTCGGCCACCTAATAACGTCAGTCAGTATTGACTTACGTTCGCGATTGATCCAAAGATAGCTGACGGTCACCGTATGGGGCCGTCAGTTTTCTTTTGTCAGCAGGAATCCATGTCCAAAACCAATCGCGTTTTGCTCGACCTCGACGCCATCGTCCCCGAGAGAGACGTCGTCATCAAGCTCGACAAGGTGGAGCACCCGCTCGTGCCCGTCACCGTCGAGAACTTCGTCAAGAACATGAAGACGATGGAGAAGCTCGGCACCGGCATTCTCGACAGCGAACAGGAAAAGAACCTGATCGTCGAGATGCTCAGTCAGGTCTTCCCGTCCGTGCCTTCCGGTCGCTTCAACCAGCTCACCATGCAGCAGCTCAACACGCTTCTGACTTTCTCGCGCGAGCACTCTGGCGAGGAGAAGGTTGAGCAGGAGGCGACCTCGGAAAACCCTCCGACGGCGGGATAGTCAAAGCCTTCGATTGGGGCTTCGTCTTCTCCCGCATCGTCGCCTTCTATGGATTGAGCGTCCTGGAAACGCGCGCACTACCGATACAGACCTTCTGGATGCTGCATCGGAACATCGACCGGATCTCGGCGGAACGCGACCAGCGCAACGCCATGGTTCAGATCCAGTCCCAGTCCTCGGAAGGGGTCAAGGACTTGATGACGGACCTGCGGAAGCAGGTGGGCACGATCGTCGAATACGAGGAGGTGGCACAGACCAAGCTCGATCGCAGGGCGCTGCACGCGCTCGATGCAATCGGAGATTTGAAGAACAATGCCTATCCGGGTTGAACTCGAACTAGAAGACGGCTCGTTCACGTCCCGTATGATTCATGCGGGCGAGAGCGTCCAGCAATTCCGGAACAACGTCGGCCAGGGCGTCGTCTCGGTCGAGCGCCTGAACGACAAGGCGACGACCTTCTCCGGCACCATGCGCGACGTCGCGATCTCGGTCGGTCTCGCCACCATGGCGATTGGCGCGATCCACAACGTTGCCAATAGCTGGGTCGGTTCGATCATTCGCGTCAACGCGGAGATGGAGCGCCTGAAGTTCCTGCTGGCCGGCATGTCCAAGGCCGCCGACCCCATGAAAGAGGCGGCGCAGCAGGTCATGTATCTGCGCGACTTCGCAAAGGACGCGCCGTTCTCGCTCAAAGCGCTCTCTGACACCTTCGTCAAGCTGAAGTCGACCGGCATCGACCCGATGGGCGGCGCGCTCAAGGGCCTGGTCGACGGCATCGCGGCCTTCGGCGGCACCGACGAGACCCTGCACCGCGCCTCGATCGCGATCCAGCAGATGTCCGGTAAGGGCGTCATCCAGATGGAAGAGTTGCGGCAGCAGCTCGGCGAAGCGATGCCGCGCGCCGTGGAGCTCATGGCCCGCTCGATGGGCATCTCGACCGCGGAACTGATCCAGACCGTCTCCAAGGGCACGCTCGACGCCAAGTCGTCGCTGGCGGCCTTCACGATGGAGCTCGACCGCACCTTCGGCGGCGCGGCAGCCAACCAGATGAACACCTTCAACGGCATGGTGTCCAAGACCACCACGCTGTTCCAGACGCTCGCGCTCCAGGCCGGCGATGCCGGCTTCTTCGACACGATCAAGGACAAGCTGCGCCAGTTCAACGAGCTGCTTGGCGGCAAGCAGTTCGCCGAATTCGCCACATCGATGGGTCAGTGGGGAGCCAGCTTCGTCAACGGGATCGCCAGCGCCGTCACGACCCTGGTCAGCTTCCGGGAAGAGATCAAGACCGTCGGCATCGTGCTCGGCACGGCCTTCGCGGCGTCCAAGCTTGCCCAGATCGCACAGAGCTTCGGCGGAACGATTGCCCAAATGCGGACCTCGATGGCCGCATTCCGGGTTGATGCTGCCAATTTTGGCCGCGACACTGCCGCCGCCTTCAGGGGCTTCGGCAGCGGTTTCGGCACTCTCGGCGCCGTGACCCAATTTGCGACCGCGACCGGCACGATCTCCAACGCCGCCGGCGTCTGGGCGAGCCGCGCCGACATCATGCGTGGATCCTGGCAGGCACTGACCACGACCATCACCGGCTCGGCCACCGCAGTCCGTGCGTTCTTGCCCGTGCTCGGCGCCATGTTCGCGTTCGTCGCCGAATTCGCGCTTCCGCTGGCCGCGATGGGCGCAGCGCTCTACATGGTCTACGAGGCCTTCACCAAGCAGTCTCGCGCGGCCGAAGAGGCCTACGACAGCATGGTTAAGTTCGGCGCGCAGACGGACGAGCAGATCCAGCTCGCCCAGAAGCACGTTCAGGTGCTCAACGACCAAGCTGCGGCCGTAAAGGGCCTCCGGGCCGCGCAGACCGACGCCAATGCCTCGAAGAACTGGACGCTGCCCGACACGTCCGGCGGCATGTATGTGACTGCCGAGGACGAGAAGAAGGCCAACGAAGACGCGGCCAAAGGTGAGAAGGAGCTCGCCGAGGGCAAGCTGAAGTTCGAGCAGCAGCGGGGCGAGCGCTTCGCGCAGTTGCAGGCGCGTCTAGAGCAGGAGCAGCAGGCCCGTCGCAGGGCTGGCTACGACAAGGAAGCGATCGCGGCCGGGCAGGCCCACGACGCCGAAATGGAGAAGCTGAAGACCGCGAACAAGGATACCTCGGCCGAGAAGACGCGCTTCTCGGAAGAGACCCGCCAGCGCCAGCTCGCGTCCTACCAGTTGGAATATGCGGACGCCGAAAAGCAGCTCCAGGACATCAAGGCTCTGACCGATTCCGGCAACAAGGATGCCGTCGCCGGCCAGGAGGCGGCGTCTCAGAAGCTCATCTCGACCATGCGCAAGGCGCAGGACGAGATCACGCGCCTCAAGGATATGCCGATGGGGCCGCAGGAAAACAAGAAGGACACTGATGTCGAGAAGCTGAAGCAGAAGGCTCTGTCCAAGCTCGACACTGCCAAGGCCGACATCGCCGCGCAGCGGGCAGAGCTCCAGGGCTTGTCGGGCGAATACGCGCGCCTCGCCTACATGATCGAGGAGGCCGACGCCAAAGCCAACGGCATGTATACCTTCAACAATCCGGGTCTTCAGAAGCTGATCCAGGATCTAAAGGACACTCAGGCCGAAGCCGACAAGGTTACGGAAGCCCTCAACGCTATGAAGGCCTTCGATAGCGACCTTTCCGCGGCCAACGCCAGCGTGCGCGAGGACTATGCCAAGCAGCTCAACAACGGCAAGGGAAGTGTTTTTGACTCAATCGTAGGCAAGGGCGATGCCGGCTTCTACTCCGGCAAGAGCGCGATCGCGCGGATGCTCGGTGGCGTCAAGATCGCCGCCGAAGAAACCGGCAAGACCATGGGAGATGCTTTTGGCTCCTTGATCGTCGATAAGATCAATTTCGTGACCGAAGCGCTCGGGCTCAACGCAAAGAAATGGAAGGATGTGCGCGACAATGCTGCGGGTGTGGTGCCGAATGAGCAAGCGCCCGGCGCATACGGCGGCGACTTGTCTCAGGGCTCCGACTACGCCTCGCGGGTGATCAAGACCGAGAGCAGCGGCGATCCGAACGCAAAGAGCAACAGGTCGTCAGCGGCCGGCCTCGGTGGCTTCACCAAGGGCACCTGGCTGGAGTTCATGAAGGAGAAGCATCCCGAGCTTCAGGATCTCGGTGAGACTACTTTGCTTGGAATGCGCGGCCAGCCTGGTCTCGCTGGCCAAGCCGTCGACTGGTATGGCGGCAAGAACGCCAACACGCTCAAGAAGAACGGCTTCGAGGCGACCGACGCTAACACCTATCTGGCGCACTTCCTCGGCGCCGGCGGAGCCATGTCGGTTCTCCGAGCCTCGCCCTCGACCCCGCTCGATCAAATCAAGGCGCTCGACGAAGCGCGCTCCAAGAACCCCGAAGTGTTCGGCCGCGCTGTGACCGCGGGCGGCTTGCAGTCCTGGGCCAAGGTGCAGCAGGGCGGCGGCACCACCGACTTCGGCGACGGCTCGAGCTATTCGCGCGTGCGCGGCATGGCGACCAACGACCAGGAGCGAGCCAAGATCGACGAGACCAAGGTGATCGAGGATCTCGCCAAGGCGATGAAGGGCGCGAATGACCTGGGGAAAGTTGCCCAGGACATGAAGGAGGCGGTCTCGGCGGCCAAAGAGAACGAGGACGGCTCGAGCAAGTATCGCAACGCGCTGACCAAGATGATTCGCGGCGGCAAGGCCTTCCCGGACAAGCTCGACCCGAACTCGCCCGAATACGGCGATATGTTCAAGCTCGCCGACCAGACCGACGCGCAGTTGCGCGAGGCGGCCGAGGCCAAGAAGCGAAACGAGCGGCTGAAGCAGATCCGCGAAGCCATGCCGGCCGACAGCGACGCGCTCGACGAAAAGAGCGCCGAAGCACTCGCGCGGCTCAAGAGCGGCAACAAATTCAAGCTGTCCGACGGCTACTACAGCGCCGAGAAGAAGACCGCCAAGGATATCGGCGCCTTCATGGCCGACAGCGACGCGAACCCGCAGAACAAGGCGGCCAACGAAAAGGACATCGCGGCGCTCCAGCAGGCGCTCGAGAAGAAGAAGAATCTCGAGGTCACGACCGCGCTCGACACCGAGAGCCAGAAATACGAGGGTATCAAGCGCAGCCTGATGACCACCGACCAGGCGCGCGAGGATGCCTACCGGACCGAGCTGAAGCGCCTGGACGACCTGCTCGCCAAGGACACCTCGACCGGCGAGGAGCGCGCGGCTAAGGAGGAGGAAGTCCAGAAGCGCAAGACCCTCCTGGCGCGCCAGCAGTTCGACCTGACGCCGATCGGCGGCATGCTCAAGCAGTGGTCGGACTATGGCCACAACCTCGAGCAGGCCGCGACTGGCTGGATGAACGGCTTCAACGACAAGCTGGCCGACATGGTGATGAAGGGCCGTGTCAGCTTCCGCTCGCTCGCCCAGAGCATCGAAAAGGACATCCTTACGATGTCGCTCAAGGCGGCCGAGAGCAAGCTGTTCTCCGGCCTGCTGGGTGGAATGGGTGGCTTCGGCGGTGGTTTCGGCGGCGCCGAAGGTGTCGCGGGCACCATGGACGTCGGCGGACAGTCCTTTGTCGCTTACCACCACACCGGCGGTATCGCGGGTTCGGCCATGCCGAGCCGCCGGGTCAACATGAATATGTTCGCGGGCGCGCAGCGCTGGCACACCGGCACCGGCGGCATGACGCTGGCCGGCGACGAGATCCCGATCATCGCCAAGCGGGGCGAGCAGGTCGATTGGCCCGACAACCTGGCGCGCCAGTATGGCGGCAAGGGCGGCGGCAACTTCCAGATGGGCGACATTCACGTCAACGGCGGCAGCAACGGCTCGCCGACGCAGAACCGCGAGCTCGCCGAGCAGATCGCCGGCCAGGTCAAGGCCGCGGCCTCGCAGATGGTCGGTCAGGAGCTCCGGACTCAAACTCGTCCGGGCGGCACACTTTTTGGAAAGAGGTAAGCCATGCCGTTCGACACCTTCAACCCGCCTGTGATGCAGTCGCCGGGAACCAAAATGAGCCCCGAGATCAAGACCCTCGAGGCCTCGTTCGGTGACGGCTACACCCAGGGCTCGCCCGACGGCATCAACAGTGTCCGGATGGTTGCGACCCTCAACTGGGCCGCGCTGCTGGATGCGGAGGCTCAGACGATCTTCGACTTCTTCGTGGCGCACAAGGGCACGATTCCGTTCTACTACGCGCTGCGGGACGGGGTGGTCCGCAAATGGACGTGCAAGCAATTTGACCGGACCACGGACACTCCGAACACGATCACGGCAACTTTCCGCGAGAGTTTCACAGCGGACACTTGATTTGTAAGTCAGTTCTGACTTATATCATCAGCAATGACCGCACTCACCCAAGAAGCCCAGAAACTCTCCCTGTCCGCTCCCATCGCGCTCTATCGGCTCGATGCGACGGCGGCTGGCGCTGCGATCTATTATTTCGTCCAGGCCAGCGAGGACGGCGGGGCAGGGGTCTATTTCGGCGGCCAGCTCTACCGCGCGATCGACATCTCGCTCGACGGGTTCGAGGTGAACGCCGGCGGCGTGCTGCCGACCCCGAAGATGCAGATCGCAAATTCGGACCTGCTCATTCAGTCCTTGGTCAACACCTATGGCGATCTGGCCGGCTGCGAGCTGCGCCGCGTTCGCACCTTCCGCCGCTTCCTGGATGGCCAGCCCGAGGCGGATCCGACGGCCTACATGGGTCCCGACGTCTTCCGGATCGAGCGCAAGAGCGACGAGAACCTCGTCTACATCGAATGGGAGCTCTCGGCCGCGATCGACCAGGAAGGCAAGCTGCTGCCCGGCCGGCAATTCATTCGTGACGTCTGCACGCGCCGCTACCGCCGCTACGACCCGACCAACCCGGCCGCGGCCACCGACGGCTTCGTCTACCCCTCGATCTTCCCGTGTCCCTACACCGCGACGCCCAGCTTCACGTCGGTCGGCGATCCCACGACGCCGTCGAATGACAAGTGCGGCCGCAAGCTGTCCGACTGCAAGCTGCGGTTCGGTAACAACACGGCGCTGCCCATGGGTGCCTTCCCCGGCATCGGACGGGTGCCGACGTCATGATCGAGGCCTACGAACAGACCGTTTATGAGTTCTTCGGCGCCTCCGCGATCGAGGCTGCGAAGGTGCATGCGATCGCCCAGTTTCCCAAGGAGAGCTGCGGCTTCATTGCGCAGGGTGTCTACTTCGCCTGCGAGAACCAGCACGAAGATCCGACCCAGGAATTCGAGATCCAGGATGATCGCTACGACCAGGCGGTGGCAGCCGGTCTGGTCACTGCCATCATTCATTCCCATCCCTATGGGCCGCTGGTCCCGTCCGAGCTCGACATGAGCCAGCAGATCGCGACCGGCGTGCCGTGGGTGATCATCTCGCTCAACGAGAAGGGTGTTCACAAGATGGTCGCCTGGGGCGGCAATCTGCCGATCGCGCCCGTAATCGGCCGTCCGTTCATCCACGGGATCTTCGACTGCTATGCCCTCGTCCGGGACGTCTTCCGGCTTGGAAAGGACGGCATGAAGGCTCAGGGCATTTCCTGGCCGCATGACCCCATCGAGCTGCCCGAGGTCGCGCGCGCCGACAATTGGTGGAAGGGCGAGGGTGACCTCTACGTCTCCCACCTGGCGCCGGTCGGCTTCAAGCAGATCACTCGCTCCGAGGCGCGCGAGGGCGACGGTTTCCTCTGCGCGCTCGGCGACGCCAGGACCAACCCGAACAAGCGCCTGTGCCACGCCGGGCTGATCGTCGAGCGCGACCAGGTTCTCCATCACTTCACCAATCATCTCTCCGCACGCAAGCCGGCGGGCATGTGGGCGAAGGTCGCCGAGATGTGGGTTCGCTACGAGGGGCCGTCCAAATGATGCGGACTATTCACCTGCACGGCAAGCTCGGCAAAGAGTTTGGCCAGTCCCATCGCTTCGAGGTTGCGACGGCCGCTGAAGCGTTGCGCGCGCTCAACTGCGCATTCCCCAAGCGCTTCGTGGAAACGCTTGAGCGGGGCTACTACAAGATCGTGCGGGGCGACAAACGCTCGGGCATGCAGCTCGATCTCGACCTGATCAACCAGTTCAACCTGGGCGGCGCCGACCTGCACATCATCCCGGTCGCCAAAGGCGCGGCTATGAGCCAGTCCGCCAAGGGCACGACCAAGATAGTGCTCGGCGCTGTGCTGGTCGGCGGCGCCATCTTCTTCTCGGGCGGCACGCTCGCGGCACCCCTTCTGGGCACCTCCGCAGGTCTGTTCGGCGGCATTACCTACGGCAACATCGCGCTGCTCGGCGTCGGCCTGATGCTCGCCGGCGCCTCGACGCTGCTCTCCAAGCCCCAGGTCAGCACCGCCTCGAATTCCGTCAGCGTCAACGGCGGCAACATTGGCAATTCCGGCCAGCAGGGCAACGCGGTCACACTGATCTACGGCGAGGTCATGGTCGGCTCCACGCCGATCGAGGCCTGGTCCGACGTCGAGGACATCGACGTCTATGCCGACAGCGCCGGGTCGATCGAGACCGCCTTCGGCCACAACCCCGCTTACTGGAACGGCAGCTCATGAACGCGATGGTGAACCCCAACGATCTGCTGCGGCACGTCGTTCGTGGTGCTGGCGGCGGTGGCGGCAAGGGTGGTGGCGGCTCCGGTTCGACCGCCGACGATAGTCTGCGCTCGTCCACCAAGGTCTACATCGTCGAGGCGCTTGGCGAAGGTCCGATCGTGGGTCTCGTCAACGGCGGCAACTCGATCTATTTCGACGACACGCCACTGACGAACACCGACGGCACCAAAAACTTCGTCGGCGTCACCTGGGACCAGCGCACCGGCTTGCCTGACCAGTCGCCGATCACCGACGGCGGCCCGGCGCAGACCTCGACGCCGTTCTCGGTCGAAACACAGGTCAAGCAGTCGGTCCCGGTCATCCGCACGATCGACGATCCGGACGCGGCTACCGTTCAGGTGGTCATGCGGCTGCCCGCGCTCGTCAAGGCCGACCAGAACACCGGCGACGTCACCGGCACATCCGTCAACTACCGGATCGATCGTCGCGCGGCCGGCGGCAACTGGGAGACGATGGCCGACGTTACGGTCAACGGAAAGGTTTCCTCGCCCTACAACAAGGCCCATGTGATCCCGGCGCCCTTCAACAGGGAATCGCCCTGGGACATTCGTGTCTCGCGTATCACCGAGGATCCGGATCCGGTCGAGGCTCAACTGCTTCAGAACCAGACCTGGTGGCAGAGCTACTCGACCATCATTTCGAGCAAATTCACCTACAACGACACCGCGCTCGTCGCGCTGGCCGTCGACGCCTTCCTGTTCGGCTCCAACGTCGGCACCCGCGCCTACCATGTGCGCGGGCTCATCATCGACGTTCCCACGAACTATGATCCGCTCACCAAGACCTATAGCGGCGTCTGGGACGGCACCTTCAAGGCGGCCTGGACCTCGAACCCGGCCTGGATCTTCTACGACCTCATCACGAACAACCGCTACGGGCTCGGCGAATTCGTCGACGTCTCCCTGATCGACAAGTGGTCGCTCTACCAGATCGGCCAGTATTGCGACCAGCTCGTGCCGTCCGGCTTCAAGGACAGCAACGGCAACGACATCATGGAGCCGCGGTTCGCCTTCAACGGCGTCATCAAGAACCGCGAGGAAGCCTACACCGTTCTCCAGAACATCACCGCGGCCTTCCGCGGCATGGCCTATTGGTCGCTGGGGCAGGTGTTCTGCGCGGCCGATATCCCGTCGGACCCGGTCGCGGCCTTCACGCCGGCCAACGTCATCGACGGGCACTTCAAGTATTCCGGCACGGCCATGAAGGCGCGGCACTCGGTCGTCGTCGTCACCTGGCAGGATCCGAACAACTACTTCCGCGACACACCCGAGGTCATCCAGGACGACGACATGATCGAGCGGTTTGGCTGGCGCCAGACCGACGTCGCGCTGCTGGGCTGCACCTCGCGCGGCCAGGCGCACCGGTTCGGCAAATGGATCCTCGACACCGAGCGCAACCAGACCGAAACGATCCAGTTCGCGATCTCCTGGGACGGCTAC